CAGCAGCAGTAAATATCTTATCAATGTAAGTTCTTAAATAGGTTGCTGGGAATAAATGTTCTACATCGTAACTATTAATATCAGCATCATAACCATAATCAATTAAAGGGTACACATAACCATTGGTATAGTTTTGCGTCCAACTGTCTACTTGTTCATCCCTTTGATAAGCGTGGTTAAACTCTGAATAATCTAAATCAGTTAAAAGACTATCGCCAATATCAATGAAGATATTTGAGTTCTTACCAAACAACGCAACCTCATACTCAATCTTATAGTTATCTAACTTCTTTATTTTTAACAACTGCATGAACCCACTTAGCTGTGGTACGTCATTAATAAATAGCCTTGCGGGTGTTTTTAACTTAGGATTAAAAGTACAATCACCTACGTTAATATCGAAGATATGCCCTAACAGTTTATTATTCTGTTTAGTGCCAGGTATCGTTATAGTTTTACTAAAAGAACCTTGCCTTGTTTCAGGTGTCCTAATATCAGCAATAGAGAAAGTAAGAGGGGTGCTTATATCCTCAAATAACTCTATATCCCCACTACTACCTAATTCTATTCTTGTTCTCATTAAAACCTTTGTCTATATCTACTATATGAATAAGTATACTCTAATGTGTAATTGATTAACTTAGCAACAGCCGTTTGTTTTGTTTCATAACTGCTTGCTGTTATGTTAATTGGAATCCTCTCAACTCCGTTTTTATCTACATAAACGTCGGGGCTTGTAAATAACTCTTCTAACCATACGCTTTGTGCCTCTGTCAACCAATCACTAACAATAGTAATAGTATCTTTAATATTAGTATCGTATTGCGTAACTGCTCTATTTGCTCTACCTTGTACAAAGCTATTAGAGTTAATCCACTCGCCTTGTGGCTTTTTAAATTCACTTCGCTTTATATCGGCACTAATCTTAGTCTTATTCTTAAATGTTATAGCATCATAACCACCTAACTTATTTAAAAAGAATAATCTTGTAGCCTCTGTTTTAGTACATACGCTCTCAACAAAGTAGGTTCGTGTTTCACTTGTTACCGTTCCATCCTGCTTACTCATTTGAATATTATAGCTTGCTACGTTACTTCCTATTACTGGAAAGTTACCAAACTCACTATAAGCATAATCCCCACTTGAAATGTCATTAAAGTTGTATGTTCCTACTCCTACTCTAAAGAACTTCCTTGCATCGGTGCTTACATCTTGGTACTGATTGTATAACTTGTAACTATCTATTTGCGCTCCTGAACTATCAAACGTAGTAATGTTTAAATAGTAAATATCCCCACTCGTATCGGTTATTCCGTATAAGTAGTATCTTTCGTTGCTTTGAATCTTTAAATTATCAGGAGCATTGGTTAGAAAGTGGCAATTACTATTCGATAAAATATATTCCGTATCGTCAAAGTCGGTGTATTCCTCGTAATCAAATATGGAATTCCATACATACTTGCTACTTGTATTAGTTAAGTTAGCATAGATAGTTCCACTTGTTCCATATTGCTCGCCGAACTTCAATTGATAGTAACAAAAGCTATTATTATTAGTGGCAAACAAATTAGTAGCTAAATCAAAATCCTTAGTAACATAATTCTCTATGGCTCTTTTAGGATTAAATAAACCCGTTCCATGTGTTGCGTGTGGAAACGTCTTTAATCTCGTTATGTAACTACCATTTACATATAAATCTGCTATGAACTGAAAGTTAGTTTGGTTAACATTAGAAGACGATACAACGTAAAAATCATCGTTATACGCTGGTCTATATCCACTAATATCTTGCTGTATTGTTATTGCCATTTAATCTTATGTTAAAAATTGTACTTCTATCTCTCTGCCAACAGCCTCTAATAAATCTTTCTCTAAATCATCTTTAATACCTTGCACTCCCTCCGATACAAATCCAGTCCCCTTAAATCCTTTTTTCGATATACTTCTACCAAGTAAGAAAGCTAAAGAGTTTCTCGACACTTGAGCATCTAAAGGCTTTTTTCGTTTAACTTTTAATCCTTTCTTATTGGTATAGTTATTTTGTATATCTTTCCACATTGGAGCAAATCTACTCCCTCTGTTAGCTATGTGCTTTAACATAGCATCTTTGTTTATGTTCTTTTTCTTAAAGCTAAACTCACTACCATGCTTTACTTTAGTTCCGTTTACTCCCTCATCTACAAACTTCCAATAGTCTGCCATGTAAACCTGAATGTTAATACTTTGCCCGAACACCTTAACTCTTGCTTCAATACTTTTAGCTAATCCACCACTTACATATCTATCGTTCTTAACTAAACTCTCTCTCAAAGAATCACTTATTCTCTGAGCGTAAACTTCTAATATCTGATAAGGTGTTTTACCTACTGCCACGTCTTTGTTGTTCTAATTGTTCCTCAATATACCCTTGCTTATCTTTATAATAAGCCAATGTGTTTAAGAACTCTATAACATTCATATTCAAAAAGTACTCCCATTTAGTCCTATCGTTTCCGCTTATGTTATCTAAGGTGTAATACCACCCCCAATATTCTACGAAAGTCGGCTTAGTTCCTTTTGTACCCTCTTGCTCTGTTTCATTATCTCCTTGTCCAAATAGTCTTTTGTACCTTTCAATAATCTCTGATAACTGCTTAAAAAAAAACCAGCATAACTAAATGCTAAATCCATTGTGCAATGCTCCTTTAAAAACTCTGCTATTTCCTTTTGACTATTTACCGTTCGCTTCTTTCTAAATCCGAATACATTAACCTCGTAAAAGAATACTGCTAATACTTCGTGATACTTTAACTTTAATTGTTCTTTGTCCTTACACAAGGTTGCTAAGTCAATAAACGTACTTGCTATGCTATCTCTTAGGATTAAGTCAACATGAAATCTTCTACCGTTAATCTTTACACTTGCCTTAACTGGGTTCTCACTAATAGAATTAATAAACTTTAGCTTGCCTATTGCATCTCTTAACTCAATAGTAGACGCTTGCTCTGTCCAATAGCTAATAGGAATAAACGTCAAGGCAGATAAGTACGCTGTAATACGTTCCAATCCATCCGTAAAATCCATTCCAACAGCCTCTTGTAAGTTGTAAAATTGTTTTAGGGTAACTTCATTCCACCCTTTAGGTACTTTAACTTTCATACTATTATATATAAAAGTAAGTCATTTGTGCAAAAGAATTATGCTATGTGGTAAACTCCCCTTAACTTAGATTGCTTGTAACAATTGTAAGCTATTGCAGTACTCATTACACCATCGTCATGGAATCCATTAGGGGCTGAATACTTAATGCTTTTTGTCTTTGGGTTATATTCGTAGGTAAATACTTCAAATTCTTTCCTTAACCAATCTCTATCTAAAAAGGTTACTTCTTTGTTTTGGTTACCTACCATTAACTGCTCTATAATATCCTGCTTACTCTTGCTTGTTGTAACAAAAGCCTCCAATCTATCCTTAAAGTTGATATTGTTTTGTATTTGCTCAAAGATAGCATCCCCTATACTATTAACCTCTACCATTGCATACGCTTGGTATTCGTTTAGCTTATTGGTTATCTGATTAACAATATTAGCCCAACTGTTTTGCCTCCATCTATCACAGTAAACCATTTGCCCTATCTCATTGAATATAGTTAATACGGTGTAATCGTCTGCTCTACCCAAGTCAATCCCTGCATAATACCTACTACTTGTTTGAACCTCGTTAGTATAGTTCATATCTAAGAACAATCCAGCTCCACCATCTATAAACTCAGCTAAATACTCCTGCTTAAAAATATGCTCAGGTAGTGTTACTTTGGCATCGTCTATCTCGGTAGGATTAATTATAGGATTATCATAAGAACTCATTGTAAAGCTCTTATATTGAGGATTAACACCATCTAATTGGTGTAAGTGATAAAAGTGGTTCTTACCCTTTGGAGTGGATATAAGTAATACTTTCTTACCCTTAACCAATACCGTTGCTCTTAATACCTCAGTCCAAGCCTCACTATCCATAAAGGCAAACTCATCACAAACTAAATAATGAAATGTAAAACCACGAATATTATCGTATCTCTCAGCACTAAAGAATTGTAGCGTACTGCCATTGGCAAACTTAAAGTATAACTCCTGCTTATTGCGTTCTATTACTAATCCAGTATTATTTAAGGCACTATCTATTTCATCAAATACTTTCTTTGCCTGCTTATAAATAGGAGATACCCAAGCAGCTTTACAATCGTTATCCGATAAACACCACTTGAGTAATTGATTAGTAGCCAATAAAGACTTACCAAACTGCCTACCAATATTTAAAACGTAATACTTGTAAGGTTCGCTCTCTATACTATTGTGAATCTTGAGTTGATTCCGATGGGGGCTGTATAGTGTTACTTCCAAAACTTACTGTTATATTTTTATTAGTTTGATTCACTTCGCTATGTACTTCGTCTTTCCAATCCTTACTATTAAGGTTCTTTAATGCAAATATACTACCAGCATAAGCAAAGCCATGTAGGTTCTTTTCGTAACATGATTCGATAAAAGATTGCAACCTACTAATGGTGTAAGAAAAATCTTTACTTCTCTCCTTATAATCATACCAACTTTGCCTCTTTTCAAACCCTAAATGGAATATTAAACCACTTATTGTAGGTTTACATATACCGTTTGCTCCAGTTTCAATATCAAAGTATTCTATTGCCTTTTCCATCATTTGCTCAGGAGTTTCATATATGGGAGGTCTACCGTTTGTTGTTAGCCCTAAAGCGAATCTATTACCCTTTGGTGCTGCCATTGCTTAAATGTTTAGAATGTAATCTATATTTAGTATAAGCCTTATTAAAGGCTGTTTGTTTGTATTTTATAACCTCGTAACCTAATAGCTTAATCTCGTATATTAGTCTACTAACTGAGGTGTATTTGTATTCGTCTAACTCTTTTTTAGTAAACGTCTTACCTTTTAGTAGTTCGTTAAGTACCAATTTAGGAGTTCCACTATATCCTTGACTTTTAACAAATCGTTGCCTTGAAAGAAAGTCGGTAGGTGTAATCCCTTGTTCGTATTCTTCTAAAGTCATTATCTATAAAGTTTAGCCATTTGTTCTTTTATTGCTGCTTTACCTCTTTTAAGGAGGTTTGGTTTGCATTCGTTACATATATTTGCTTTACATAGTTCGCAATACTCTACTTCTTTAAGTGTTGTATCGTTATCTATTAACTCACATACTCGGCATATTCCGTTCATATTCTAACATTCTATTGTAAGTTGTGATTAAAAAGGCACTCATGCAAGATGGGCACGAAGTATTAGTACTTGGTTCTAAATACTGAATAAGGTTTCCTATTCCACCTACATACTCTCCAGTCTTATTGAATAGTTCTAATATCCCTCGATACTTATTTGCCTCTTCGTATTGCTCTTTAGTCATTATTATATATAAATTTTAGTGTTTTGTGCATACTTTTTTTAGTAATTATCGAAATAATTATGTATCTTAACTATTGAATCGTTAACCGTTTCCTTTGTTTCATTAGTCCCTTTATCCAACTCTTTTACTCTGTCTCCCTTGCGTGGTTCTATTAATCTTTTATTAGCCAAAGGCAAGTATCTATTTGCAATATCAATCATTTTATGTATCTGAATAGTGTTTACCGAATACCTGCCATTATTTAAAGCTGCATACATTGTTAGTCCTACTGCCTCATCTAAACTTATAAAGTATCTTTCGCAGTTAGTTACATCAATTGTGTTTCTACCTTTCCATATCTCAAATACGTTTCCACTTGTTTCAACTACGTTATAGAACCTTGCAACCGAACCGCCACTATTTAACGTAAGCCTTTCGCTAATCAACTTGGTTGCTCCGTAAACTGTTTCTGGATTACAACTTTTACAAGTAGAAGTTAGTACAAATTTAGCATTCTTTTTGTACTTAAGCAAATTTAATACGCCTAAAGTATTAATATCTAACGTACTATTAACTTCTATCTCACCTTTTGGAGCGTGTTTTGCTCCTGCAATGTTTATAATAATGTCAAAATCTAATAACATTATCTTTTTTACTTGATCTTCGTTGGTTATATCGCAGTTGTTTATATCAGTAGCAACGTGCTTAACTCCCATTTGCTTGAACCGTTCAACTAATCGTGTACCAATTGAACCATTAGCACCAGTAATTAATACAAACTTATCCTTTAAATCTTTGAAGTTATCGTTGTTTAAAAGGTATTCGTACTGTTTTCTATTTAATATTGTTTCTACTTCCATCGTTTAAATTTTGCAGGGTTTCCGTAATATAATCCGTTAGGTTCTGTTGACTTAGTTACTACACTTCCAGCACCTATCATTGTGCCTTTAGATATAGTTATGCCACATACTATTGTACTATTTGCTCCTATTGAAACATTGTCCTCTATAATCGTTTCTCTGAATCTATGCGTCCAATCTTCTACTGGTAACTCAGGGAATATATCATTTGTAGTTACAACACAAGGAGCAATCAATACATCGTTACCTATCTTAACCCCTTTGAATAGTTGGGCTCCATTTTGGATTCTACATCTATCTCCTATAATAACATCGGTATCAATATAAACATTCTCCCCTATCGTGCAATCTTTTCCTATCTTTGCTCCATTTCTGATATGAGTATTAGCCCATACCTTTGTATTAGCTCCAATGTTATTTGTTTCTACTATTGCGCTTGCGTGTAACATGGTATGTTATTTATCATTTCGTTAATATAGTTTACATGGTTTGTATAAGGTCTACATAAATGGGACTCACTATACCAACCTTGACGCATTAAGTTCTTATCGTAATCAGTTTCTTTATGCCTTTCACATTCAACCCTTCTTTCACATAGTAAAGTAAAGTTATCTATACTTACTATTGGCACACTTGTTTCTCTTAGGTTCTTTGAACTCCATGTTTCATCAATCCCCCATCTCCCTTCCGTTGTTTCCCAAAACCCATCTACTCCACTCTTACCTATCTTATTTATCTCTTCATAAAATGTAGCCTCAAACTTATGTACTGCATTAAACACACTGCCTTTTGCTATATGGTAACTACTTGGGCTTGCAGTTGTAGTCCAGTGATTCGGTCTATAAGCATCTGCAATCAACATACAATAAGTATTGTTATCGTATGGCTTAGCCATATCAAAGAACATATTACTTAATGGTAATTGGTCAATGCCTATAATCAAACATACATCATCGGGATAGTATTTAGTAAAATAGAACAATCCCCATGTAGTTTGCCATGCAGTATGATACTCAGGATGAGGTGAAACAAAATGTATATCACCTAATGTAGTATCTATCTCAGCTTGCTTTAGTTCATCTTCCGTTCCAAACCAAATCAATGTAGGTTTAATGCCAAACTTCTCTTTGTAGACTTTAGCTAATGGATTCCAAAAATGGTAGTAAGTCGGGTTAAAGTTACTACTTAATATTACTCTGTCTATCTTCATAAGTTCCAATAAAATACGTTAGGGAATTTACTTTCAGCATCTAATATATCGGTGAATTTATCCCAATGCTTTAGTAAGAATTTAAATGTACCAGTTTCATTCCATCCACTTTGCCCTATATGTACGCAAGAATCGTTGCTATCTTTGTACTCAAAAGGTATTGGTAGTTCTAAATCTTGTATCTTATTGTGATAATCGGATAAAAAGCTATGAGGCATACCCTTAAGGTAGTGTTGTGTTATACTATCAGTTCCATGTTGTGCAAACTTAGGATAAATAAAGTTAGTTAAAAATGTTTGGTCATTACCCTTTTTAGTAAAGTCATAACCACAAGTACTAAACATATCTTCCCAAGCATTAAATCCAGTACGCATACTAAAGTACTGAGGTCTAAAACCTATCATCCCTCCCAACATAGCAACGTCATGGCTTACACTATCAGTTATGGCGTGTGCTGCCTTATCTCTATTAATCCAGTACTCTACTGCTTGACGCTCTCTATAACTTAAAGGACTGTCTAAATCCCTACATAATACATGAGTGTATTGATGCTCAAAGCATGGTTTCATTCTCCATAGCATAGCCTTTGTTAATGGTGCTGACTCACAGATAACAACTCGAATAGGCATACTGTCAAAGTACGCCTTAAATGCTTCGTATGTTTCTTTATCAATGTGTAGTACTACTTCAAACTCAGGAAACAATAACCTTGCTAATCTAACATTAATAGACAATCCCCTTAAATATGTGTTGAACTCAAAGCAGTTATCGGGTGTTGTTTTCCCGTAACCGAATAAGCTATATGATATTGCGCCTTTCATTTGTTAGTTATAAATTTATAATGGTAAATAACTGAATCTATATAATGCTCTGTCTTTAATACACCAGCTTTAAATACTTGGGTAGCCCAATCCGTATCTTCTCCATGTGATATTTCAGGATATTTAATATCAAACACTAAACTCTTTTTAATACAATTCAAATGGTTTGGGAATCTCTCGTACTTAATAGGGTTCTCAGTTGTTTTATATTCGCTATATCTTAATGAATGTTCAAATATCTCAGGATTTTTACCATCCCAAGTAATACAACCTTTTAAGCTACAACAGTCAACACCCAAGTTAATACCCTCCATTAATAACTTAACATAGTCTTTACTTACATTATCGTCATCGTCTACAAAGCAAACGTATTCGCCTTGAGCCTTTTGTATTAACTCATTGCGTTTAGTTCCTATACTTTTTTCGCCACTATCGTATTGGGTTATAATCTCAACCTGCCCTACTAAATCATTGAACTCGACTTGGTCTAATAAAGAATCAACAAGCGTTAAGCATTGCTCTTGCCTGCTTGCTAATGTTGGTATAAGTATTGATAGTTTAACTGAATCCATTTGCTTTACGTCTTTTGTATGTTTGGTAGTCTTCATGCCCAAAACTCTCTGTATGAAGATATTGAGCATCAAAATTACCTTTATTATAGGCTGGATGCAAATGATTAAAGATTACTTTATTAACAAACTTATAACACCCTCTTTGCTTTGCTACTTCCATAGCTTCGTTATCACAATATAAACTCTTATATTCAGGATTGTAAATGTAGTTATCTCGTTTGTAATAGTCTTTACCTATAATTGAAACGGTTAAAAGGTCATCTCTATTTCCATCTGGAAAGTGAATTACTTGGTCTAAATTTACTACTTCATTTGATACAAATTCTATAAATTTTGTATTCTCAAAACCCGACATAGATTCAGAACGAACTAAGCTATTAAAATAATACCTAATAATATTATCAAAACCTTTCTCAGTTATCACCACATCATCGCTAAAGTTGACAAGTATATCCCAATCATAGTTAGCATTGATAAAATCCATGTCCCTATTAATGGCGTGTATCTTACTTTTACTCGTTCCTGCTATGTATGTATGGTTTCCTTTTATCTCAGGTAGTGGACGCATCTTATAGTCATCTACATCAAATGTAGTATAGATATGATAGTTCTCTTTATCTGCAAGGTTATCAATAATACTATCAATACCTCTTAGAAAGTTAGAACGCCTTGAACGGGTAGTGTATTTGAACAGGATGCGAAGACTCATATAGTTAATGGTTTTTTATTAATTATAGCTTTATATATTTCATCTGAACTATATTTTGACATACAAATATTCATAATATCATCAAGCGTTTTGTCGTCTTCATTGTGAATTATATTAGGTCTTGGACAAATCAATGTTATAGGTTTATTCACTTCATTTAATCCAACCACAAACTCAATATCATCTTTTATGTATCTGTTATCTATATTCATCATTGTAGATGGTGCAGAATATCCATCAATATAACTCCACTTATTATTTTTAAAGACCTTTCTTTTAACAGAAAATCCATTGTTAACTAAGTATCTTTCAAAGTCTATCATAAAGGCAAATATATTTTATCTATTCCTTTGGCAAATTTAGGAAAGTTTTTTTTAAATAACAAATTTTTCTCTTCATTTGTTATACTACTTTTATGATTAGGGTTGCTGTAATCTTCTGAGTAAATATAGTTTTCTGTTCCTTCTAACATATAAAACACCTTTAATCCATCTGCATATCTCATACTCCAATCACAATGTTCTAAGCCCCAAAACTCATACTTTTCATCAAACGCCCCTACTTTATCAATTGCAATTTTTGACATAAACATAAAAACTCCACCGCAATCCGCATATGAATAAAGTTGGTTGCCCCAAAAATCGGTTTCTTTATATTTTGTATTTATTTTGTTATGGCTTTCATTAAGAAATAAAAGATGATTTAATTTACTTTCTGTAAAAAACTCAATCCAACCATCTTTAATAGGATAGCAATCATCATCAAATAAGAAAACATAGTCGCAATCTTTTAACGCTCTTAGGCACTCGTTCTTTCTTTTACTCACCCCAAGTCTTTCGTTACTATCGTCTGCTACATAGATAGTTACTCCATCCATAAACGTATGCTTTCTAATGCTATCTAAACACTTTTGTAGCATCTCAGGTCTACGGAAAGTAGTCACGCCAACTCCAACAGTTATTTTAGCCATTGCTCAAAGATTTGCTTTCTAACTACATTAACCGTTTCAATATTGTATTTATCCTTTACCGTTTCATACATAGCCTCTCCTAAGTCAGCTACCATATTAGGGTTCTCAATTAGCTTTTTCATAGCCTTATACCACCCTCTACCGTTCTTATTAGGCTCAATCAATATACTATTATCACTATTACAATCAAGTGTATAGGGTTGCACATTTGATACTATACACGCCTTTTTCATAAATCCAGCCTCAATTACTTTTAATTGACTTTTACAACTACTAAACAATGTTTCCCTTAAAGGAATTAAACTTACATCAATAAAGTTATAAGACTTGCCATAATTTACCGTATCCATTCCCCACAATCTACGATAAATCTCATTCCAATCATAGTTATTATCTGGAATATACTGCATTAAATAGTCCTCATATTCTTTAGGTAAGTGTTTATAGTTGTTAGTAAACAGTTGCTCTAAATACTGGTAATAAGGATTAACGTAGTGTTTGTCGCCATACTTACTAATGTTAAATCCAGCAGCACAAATCTGATACTTGCCTTTTAACTCCTTTTCAAAGTATAATAGGTTTAAATTATCGTAAAGTATTTCAGCGTCTTTTTCATGGTGTACTCCTGCAATATAACCAAATCTTACTTTATCACTTGGTAAGGTTGCGTTTGTCCATTGTTCATGAGTAGGGTCTATTGCATTCGGTAATACATAAATATTCTTATTATGCTGGCTAATTACTTGTGCAAGTTTATCGGTTGTGGTGGTTACAAAGTCAGCACTTTTTAAAGCCTCTATTACTTGTTGCGCTATCTTTTCCTTTTTATATCCTTCAAATAAAGCATGGTTACTTGGTAGCACCCAGTAATCATCAATATCAAAATGTATCTTAATACCTTTAGCCTTTAGGTAGTTTACCATTTCTTCCGTTCTACCTTGCTTATTGATTAACCTTAAAAAGCTAACACAATCAAAGTTATCACAATAACCTCCCAAAACCTCTTCGGGTGTTAAAAACCGTTTATACTCAATATCAAATCCTTTAAGATTAAAGAATGGTGTTATTTGTCGGTGGTAATTTAAACCAGTAATTCGCTCCGATGTTACTACTAATATTTTTTTCATTCTTTAATATCGTTTACAAACATTTTAACTATGTACTCTACGGTCTTAAATGGTATATTAAACTCCGCACCTACTTTGCGGTACGATTTTAACTCCATATACTTCTCGAATACTCTTACTTTTACCAAGCTATTATTATCTGTTATTGTGCTATTCTTATTAATCTTATCAATCCAATAGGCTACGCAAAAAGTATCTTTATCCTCTTCTGAATTAGCTAAATCAAATCCTTTTAACTCTGAGTATTGAAATGCCCTATACTTTTTATAAAATGGACTTGTTGGACTATTCCAGCTAAAATACAAAATGCCACAACAGTAAAGAAACAACTGCTTTTTATCTAATCGTTCAAAGAAAGCATCCTCTTTATTTTGTAGCGTAATGTATAGTTCGGAGATAAGGTCGCCATGAAGATTATCGTAGTTACAATATTTCTTTGCTACTCGGTAAATCTCCTTATTCTCAAATAGTTCTTTAAGAATAGCGTCTTTCATTACTAAAATGGAGTATCTGAGTAATCAACTACTGGACTCCCGCCATTATTCCCCCCTTGAAACTGTCCAACAGAAACATTATCAATCTTCCAGCATTCAATAGAGTTAAAGTACTTTGTTTCTCCACCTTTGTCTTTATACTCCTTACCTCGTAAATTTATGTGAAAAGTAGCATCTGCACCTTTTACCAACTTATCTACTAAGTTACATTTATCCTGAGTGAATTGTAGTGTAATGTGTTGTGGGTATTCTCCGTTTTCAGTAGTTACCACAATTTCACGCTTTTTAAATTTATCGGATACTTGTTGTGTTTCTCCGATTACTTTTACCGTTCCTTTGATTTCCATTTTTATTTAGTTTTTAGTTTTAAAAGTGATTGACATTTGCTGTGTTTACGTTACACCACACATTAACAGCCTCTTGACTACTGATAAACTACCTCCAATAGTATCTGCCACAAACTCAATCTTGAATTGCAAATATACACAATTTATTTAATATCCAAACTTTTTTTAAACATTTCTATTAGTTCGGTGTTTTCATACATATTGATAGTAATTAATCTTGTTTTAAGATACGCTACTAACTTTTCCATTTCCTCCTTATGCTTTTCCTCTCTAAACTCAATTTCTTTTGCGATATTTCTAATAACTCCGCTTGAGAAATATGTTTGTGCTGGCTCTCTTTTATCAGATAGCATCCATTCGTATAGCTTTTGAGATTCACTTTCTTGAGCCTTTAAACG